TCATTGTGGGACTAATTGGTGGTTGGGTTGCACGAGAATATATGATGAACTATCGGGAGATTCCAAGACCTCACCCCGAAATGTTTGATGGGCAGGGTAACCTAATACCCGATGAAGTAATCGCATTCAATTTTGAAAACTATCATGACTACGACGAAGAAGACATCAACGACGAAGAGTAAAAGCACTACTGCAAAACCTAGAGTAAATAAAACTACACAGGCAATTCCAGATCTTCCTAACAATCCTTTCATCTATGAGATCCTTGATGTTGTTAGCAAGCAAAGGAGTGTTGCCAAGAAAGTTGAAGCACTCAAAAAGTTTGAAGCACCAGTTCTAAAAACTATTTTTATCTGGAACTTCGACGAAAGTGTTATTTCTATGCTGCCAGAGGGTGATGTACCTTATGCAGCAATTGATGGAGAAACTGGTTTTAAAGGCACTCTTTCTGAAAAGATTGAAGATGCTATTTCCAAAATGGAAGAACTTGATACCCATTCTCTTGGTGCTAATGACCAAGGTAAGACTACGATTCGTGCAGAGTTTCGTAAGTTTTATAACTTTATCAAGGGTGGCAACGACGCATTGAGTATGCTTCGTAGGGAAACAATGTTTATCAACATTCTTTCTGGACTGCATCCTCTTGAAGCACAAATTCTTTGCTTGTGTAAAGATAAAAAACTTGATACCAAGTATAATATTACCAAAGATGTTGTTGCTCAAGCATACCCAGACATTCAATGGGGTGGTCGTTCGTAATTTAGGAGATCACAATGACAAACAAGTTGGGTGAAGCACCCAAAACGGTAACAGCAGAGGAAAAGTCTATGAATTCCTGGACAGCATCGGAACGGGAAAATTCTAAAAAGAAGTACAGTTGTGAAATAATGATTGAAAACGGTTCCTGGGAACAGGTCCGCACAACTGATTGCCCAAACGATGCTAGGATTGTTACCTATGAAGTTGATGGTGAAACTCGATACGATCTGACACGGAGTTCAAAAGCAGTTTACATTTTCAATATGTACTGGGATAAGTTTCGTGATGGTCTCAAGAGTATTGAGTATGGTATGGGTAGAATCAATCCCAAACTTTGGGGATATAAAGCCCCTCAAAGCAAAAAGAAGAAATAATTTCACGATTGCTGGGAAATTTTCCCGGCAATTTTTTTGTCTTGTAAGGTTTTGTATCACATTATACAAGACTACTTGACTATATAGAATATGAGGTCTATAATAGACCTAACGTTCATCCCCTAGGGGACGCAAGTAAGTCGCGGAACGGAGCGTTCATCCCATGTTAGATCTTTTGCTTTATGCAAGTATGAACTGTCAGGATGCTGAATCTTTAATGCTAAAGATCAGTAAGAATCGAGATCTACCTCCCGCAGTGGTGGTAGAACTGGTAGAGACCGTCAAGGAATCTGTTCCTGAATGTTATTGGGACGCAAACGACTGAAGGAACGGGAGATTAAATTCACCCTAGTATTTCAGGTAACGACAAATGAACACACTTTCTCTCATCAAAAAGCAAATCGAGAAGGCAGCAGCACTGCACGACGCACAAATTGCTATGACATCCTATCGTGGTGTTAAGTATGAGTGTCAGCAAGGTGTTGACGAAGTACACGGTACTTTCTGCTATCGTGGTCACACTTATAACAAGTGAGGCAATTATGCAAGCATTGCAAGTAGCAGGTTTTGGTGCTTTGTTTAGTGCAGCATTTATCGGTTTGATTTATGGGGAGATACTTCTTTTAACGAAGAGGTGACGATATGCTGAAGATCAATTTTTATTATGATCTTCCAGCATTCGATCCCCAAAAACACGATCCAGATAAAACCTTTGCGTTTTTAACTTATCGTGGTGTATGCTATGCCAAATGGGTTAAACTTAAGTCACGAGGCATAGAAAACTGGAAAGTAAAGTGAGGGGTTACGACCCCTCTTTTTTTATGCTATAATGGGTTCAGTGTATACACTATTATGGACAAGGAACGACTGAAACTTATCGTTCGTAATCTTGAACTTTTACTTGATGGATTGAAGGCAGAAGTCTATTCTGATCCTGGTGCTTATATGGACAAGCGTGAGAATTACGACGATCCTCCACACTATTACAAAACAGACTACGACGAGGTGTTCGACGATGACGATGGGTACCCCGACTGATCGGGCAAGAAAATATATGAAGTTGCTTCGCAGACTGGTGAAGCAAGAGCATCTCTACAGTGAAGAAAAACTGATTGAGATGAAGAAACAACTACGAGTTCTCGAAGAAGAACTTGCTATGCTAGAATCAAAAGTATCTAAAGGATTTGGTAAATGAGTGTAAAACTGGTTAGTGTAACTCCTGATGCGGAAAAGAATATGGCATACGTTGCTCGTGTGAGTAACCCCAATAATCAGGAAAACCCCAACTATGCCAAGTTGTTGGGTTACTGTATCAAGCATAATCACTGGTCTGTGTTTGAACAGAGTTTTATGACTCTGGAGATTGAAACCACCCGTGGTCTGGCAGCTCAAATTCTCCGACATCGTAGCTTCACATATCAAGAGTTTTCCCAACGCTATGCTGATTCTTCCCTACTCTCGGAGACGATCCCGCTCCCAGAACTTCGCCGTCAGGATACCAAGAATCGTCAGAATTCTATTGACGACATTGATCCTTTCGTCAAGCAGGAGTTCGAGATCAAAATGAGGAAGCACTTTGATGAAGCAATGGTGCTTTATCAATCAATGCTTGATATGGGAATCGCAAAGGAGTGTTCTCGTTTTGTGCTTCCCCTCGCCACTCCCACCAGACTCTATATGTCCGGTTCTTGCAGATCATGGATCCATTATATTCAGTTGCGTTCCGCTAACGGTACGCAGAAGGAACATATGGATATTGCGGAGGCGTGTAAAAAGATCTTTGCAGAACAGTTCCCCACGGTTGCAGAAGCACTTGAGTGGGTCTAAATAAATTACCTTGGAGTTATTGCTATGCCCACATACCCTGTAAAGAACAGTAAAACGGGAGAAGAAAAAGAGTTGTATATGACCATTGCTGACTATGAGCAATGGCGTAAGGATAATCCTGATTGGGATAAAGATTGGAGCAAAGGATGTGCTGCTGCCCAGGAAGTTGGAGATTGGCAAAATAAACTAATCTCCAGAAATCCTGGATGGAATGATGTCCTTGCTAAAGCATCTAAAGCACCTGGTTCTACTGTAAAGAAAATCTAAATGGCAAGAAGAAAAAGAGCATCTGCAGAGCAACCTATCGGGGTTGGACTCACGGCAAAGCAGATGAAAAGAAAAAAACCGTTGAGTCAAGAGTACCTGGTTGATATTGATCCCCTTTCCGAAAATCAAAAACAACTATTTGATTCGTACAACAGTGGTAAGCACATTGTTGCTTACGGTTGTGCAGGCACTGGTAAGACCTTTATTACCCTCTACAATGCACTGAAAGATGTATTGAGTGAAAATACTCCTTATGAGCGTATTTACCTTGTGCGTTCGCTTGTAGCAACCAGAGAGATTGGATTCTTGCCAGGATCCCATGAAGATAAGGCAGACATCTACCAAATCCCATATAAGAATATGGTGAAGTATATGTTCCAAATGCCTTCAGACGCAGACTTTGAAATGCTGTATGGAAACCTGAAGTCTCAAGAGTCCATCAAGTTCTGGTCTACTTCATTCTTGCGTGGAACTACTCTTGATAACGCTATTGTTATTGTGGATGAATTTCAGAATCTAAACTTCCACGAACTTGATAGTATTATCACCCGTGTTGGTGAGAATACCAAGATCTGTTTCTGTGGTGATGCACGTCAATCTGACTTGCAGAAGGATAAAGAAAAGAATGGTATTATTGATTTCTTAAGCATCTTGCGTAAAATGGAATCATTTGATATAATTGAATTTGGTGTTGATGATATCGTTCGCTCTGGACTTGTCAAAGAATACATCATTGCAAAAATGGAATCTGGTTTTTAATGTTTGAACACGTTGATATTGATCTCCCTAGTTTGGAGCGTGAAACCATTGATGGTGTAAGATACTACAAGGTTCCAGATGAAGAAGAACTCCTGCGACTGGTCTCCATTACTTCGGTGACCAGTCATTTTAATAAGGAGATCTTCGTCAAATGGCGTAAAAAAGTTGGTAACGAAGAAGCAGATCGGATCACAAAAGCGGCAACAAGTCGTGGAACCGATATGCATACACTGGTAGAACACCATCTTAAAAATGAGGATCTTCCTAAAGTCCAACCTATCTCTGACTTTCTCTTTAAAATATCTAAAGAAAAATTAAATCTTATAAATAATATTTACGCCCTTGAAGGGTCTCTGTATAGTAAGCAATTAGGTGTAGCAGGGACTGTAGATTGCATCGCTGAATATGACGGCGAGTTAGCTATAATCGACTTTAAGACATCTAAAAAACCAAAACCACGAGAGTGGATTGAACACTATTTCGTTCAGTGTATGGCATACGGTTGTATGTTGTATGAATTGACTGGCATTTCAGTCAAAAAACTTGTAATCATTATGGCTTGCGAAAATGGAGAATGCGTCGTCTATGAAGAACGAGACAAATCAAAATATATCAAACTTCTCACAGAATACATTAGAAAGTTTGTTAGAGATAAACTGGAGCTCTATGGAACCTAATAAAGAACTAGAAAAGGCAATTGAGAGTAAGTTTCTCACACCTTCTAAATTTGCATTAGAAATTGAGAAGATTGTTGCTGAAGAAAACTTCAATTATATTGATGCGATCGTACACTATTGCGAAATCAATGAACTTGAAGTAGACTCGGTTACCAAACTCGTTTCAAAACCTCTCAAAGAGAAACTGAAGTGGGATGCAACCCGACTCAACTTTATGAAGCGAACCTCAAGAGCAAAACTTCCTTTATGATCGTGACACCCTTTGAAACTTATCAACATTATTTGTCACTAAAAAATCATTTCACAAATCCCAAATACGACTTCTTCAGGTATGGTGCGAAGACCCGTGCCAGTGTTACATCCTTCAATAAAAGGAAGGACAAATACTGGTTCGAAAAGACTTCACGTAAATACAACGATGAAGAAGTCGTAGATTTTTTAGTATCTAATTTTGCTGCCGCTGACAACCCACAAAACCTATGGATCGGAGAAATTATCAATTCTGGCGAAAGGACTTACGCCGAATGGATGAAAAGGAGACAGAGTTCAACTTACTTGTTCAGAGAACAAAGCAACGAATTGTTTTGTCAGAACGAATTCAAGAATCTATTCGATTGTTCCAAGGGTCATCCAGTTCTACTGAAGGCACTTCTAAGCGGAAGATTATCGCTGGAAAACTTCGTGATCTACAACAAAATCTTCCATTTTTCAAAAAACTTTGATAAGAAGTTGACGGATCCAGTGTGGGAAACCGTCAGTCTCAAACTAAAAAAATACGACCCCTTCATAAATATTGATGTATTTCAATACAAGAAAATTCTAAGGACAATATTGGAAAATGAGTGACTTTTTCGATTCTGAAATCATTCAGGAAGAACTAACTGAAATTAATAATATGCAGGAGAAGATCTACGGATCTCTCTTCAATTTTGGTATGATGTCCAAGGAAGATAAACTTGAGCATATTGAAATCTTAACAAACTTGCTAGAAAAGCAAAGAGTGATGTATACTAGGTTGTCCCTTTCAGACGATCCCAAAGCGATCGAAATGAAAGAGAACCTTCGTAAGTCGGTTGCGATGATGGGTTTTCCACCCGAAACCGATATGAGTATGCTATTCAATAGTATGAACGCAACCATCGAGGCACTTCGCAAATACGTTGACGCCTGACGAATCTCTTGCTATACTATCCAAGCAAATCTCCCAAAATCCAAACTAATCCGAGGTATCCAAATGTCTTTCGCAGACCTTAAGAAGCAATCCAAGCTGGGCTCCCTGACTCAAAAACTGGTCAAGGAAGTCGAAAAAATGAACAACAACGGTGGCGGTTCCGCTGATGACCGTTTCTGGAAACTGGAGTGTGATAAGAGCGGCAATGGTTATGCCGTTATCCGTTTCCTTCCCGCCCCCGAT